CTTATTTGTAGCCTAGAAGGGTTTCTGGCTACGTAGGTAACCACCTTTGTGTTTACCTAATAGAACTTATTTGATTCTAAATCGACCTTCCTTTTGGACGGTCTTATTGTATGTTGGATCTCTGACATATTGTCCGCGAAGGACCTTTTCCTCCAGAATTGTCTAGAGGAACCTTGGATTGTGTGTGAACAATCCATCACCGCCTAATTCTATAGGCATAAAAGGCCAATGACAATCTGAGTCTGTTGGCTACATAAGCTTCTATATTAGAGAAGCTTTGTAAAATAGGTGGTAATACCTCCTATTGTTTCCGTAAACCTACTTTGTAGATTTACCCATCATCGCCATTCGTCCGATGGTGGTAGTCTAAGGCCCTCTTGCCTTAGATTGTTCATCCAAGATCAGTTTGATCTTGGGAACATCAAAGAAGGGTAAATCCCTCCTTTGCTTAAGACGCACCGCAAGGGTGTCTTAGGAGCATCTGGGTATATACCCACATGCTTCAGAGTAAAAAATATACTCTGTTGAGATCACGGTATCTACTTCAGAGATCTTGAAATCAAGATCCTTGAGTAGCTACAAGTGATGCTCGAGCTTTGTCTTGCTATTAGATAACACGACAAGATCATCTCCAACATGAGATGATAACTTATTGTTTGCAACATTGCAACAATATTACTAGCAAATTGCTAGTAAGTATTTGGTCATGGGATCTCCCATGAACCATCCACGTTTTTTCTAAACGTATCTGTACATATCCCTAGGAGTAGTTGAGTCCCTATAGAACACGGTTCTAGAGGAACAAAACATATCCTTAGCGAGTATGAATAATCCGTAGGGTGATCCCTCCGGAAGCAATTCGATAATTTTATCGAATATCTACTCAGCAACCAATGGGTTGCCGTAGTCAGTGGCTTCCTCCAAATCGGTCGAAAGCCCATATACTTACTAATTTTAAGTAAGTAGATCACCCAGCAATGTATTTGCCGGGTTTAGATTATCAAGGAGGAAGTTCCACATGTGGTCTGACTCAGTCAGCCCACTACGGGACTAGTCCGTGATTATCCTCGATCCCACAGTATGTGAGATCGCTTACAGTATGACACTGTAAGAAAAGCTAGGGACAGTGATGACCCTAGCCTTAGAGCATTCGAGGATTGCCTCGACTCTTACAGAACGGGTTTTTACCGGTTTTGTTACTGCCTGATGGATACACCACTGAAGGACTAATTCGGATGTCGAAATCCGAACTGGTCTTTCAAGCATTCTAAAAGGCAATTAAGGATCTATGATATCATAAATCCTATCGACGAAGTAAACTGTTTTACCTCGTTTGCAAAGTTCAGCAAGCATCCCTGTCCCTCCTCCATCAGCAACTGGATACTCC